AGATGAGTCAGTACAACAAGACTAAAGGTTCTCAGTTTGAGACAGATGTAATGAAGTGGCTTCGTAAAAGCGGTGTCATTGCAGAACGTCTGACTAAAGCTGGGGCAAAGGATGAGGGCGATATCGTTACTGTTATCGCAGGAGAAACCTACATCCTTGAACTCAAGAACAGGGCAACTCTATCCTTGCCTGAGTTCTGGAGAGAAGCACAAGTTGAGGCGCTTAACTATGCAAAGGCTAGAGGTATCGGGGAAGTACCCTTGTCTTATGTAATAGTTAAGCGTCGCAACGCTTCAATAGATCAGGCTTGGGTAATCCAAGACTTAACTCAATGGTTAAAGGAGAAGCAGTAATGGCTGTTGCCATCAAGCCTCTTCGTCGTAGACGGCGTACTACACAACGTGGTAAGCCGATGAGTCAATCCCAGAGATGGGGAAAGGTAGTAACAACAATGCCAGTACCAGAAGGTAACATCACAACATCAGAGATACTTGTACCAGTAGTCGAAGAAGTAGTTGAAGTAGTAGAAGAAGCAGAAGATGATTTGCCAGAACTGTCATAAGGCAGGAGAAGAGAACACTCTTGCTCACTACAAACGTTCATCTCATTGGCACGATAAGTGTGACGATAAGGGGTGTGTATGCCAGCACAAGACTGGTCCAGGGTACGTAAAGCGAGCCGATACAAAGGTGCCGTTGATGCAAACTCAATCCCCATAGGAGCAATAGTTTCGCACTATGGAGGTGAGGTACGTGAAGGCAAGAGTGCTTCGGTTCGTTGCTGTTTACATAGTGACAGTAGACGTTCAGCAGTTATCAATACTTATGACAATTTATATTTCTGCCATACCTGCGGTAAGGGTGGCAACGCAGCTAACTTAGTGTGCATACTAGAGAACTTGGAGTTTAACGATGGCCTCAAACGTGCAGTCGAAATTGCTGCTGGAAGCGGCGCAGCAATACGCACAGGCAATAAGTCCAGAGGCTCTAGCCGTACTCGAAGGACGTGGGATCTCTGAAGAGACAGCCGGACGCTTTCAGTTAGGAAGTATTACTAACCCCATCAATGGTCACGAGATGTATCAAGGGTGGCTATCCATCCCATACATCACTGCATCTGGTGGTTGTGTTGGCTTTAAGTTTAGAAGATTAGATGATGTCAAGCCTAAGTATGGTTCACCTACTGGGCAGAAGGCACACCTGTATAACGTATGTGACATAACACTTGACTCACCTTTCATTGTTGTATGTGAAGGTGAACTAGATGCGATAGTTACTAGCGGTGAGCTTGGTATCCCAGCAGTGGGTGTGCCTGGTGTTGCTGCGTGGAAGTCACACTTCCCAAAACTATTTGCGGGGTACGAAACTATTTATGTTGTCGGAGACAACGATGTGAAAGAGGATGGGTCTAACCCAGGTGCTGAGTTTGCTAAGCGCGTGGCGAATGAGGTAATGAACTCACAGATTGTTACACTACCACCAGGTATGGACATCAATGATTACTACTTGGCTAATGGAATTGATGCTACGAGAAAGTTACTGATAGGGGAGTCGAATGTATGACAATGACGGAAAGCGATTGGGCCACGATGATACAGACTTTGCAGCATATGGGCTTTCAGGTATATATGTTGGACAAAACCTCCGAAACCTTGGTGATAAAGCCGATACCAACACGTTCATAGCTGATATGTGGGAAGTGCTAGATGGTGCAGGTAACCTGCTCATCAAGAAGCACAAGGACTACGGCCCAACTAACATTAGTCTGTCACCTGGTGGACCGCTTAATGGTTTGCGTGTGCGTATGCACGACAAGACTGCACGCATCAACCATTTGATTGATAGCGGTGCAACACCAGAGAACGAGTCACTACGAGATAGCTTCATTGATCTACTGAACTACAGTGCTATCGCACTGATGGTCTTAGATGGTAAGTGGCCTCGTGACTGAACTACACCCAGTAATCTATGACCTAGTGCCTAGCGTTGCTAACACTATCCATCGTAGGTATAAAGCCTACGTTGAGAAGGATGATGTGAAGCAGGAACTGATGGCTTGGTCTATGACTAGGGCAGAAGATCACATCATTGATCTAATGGAACCTGTTGAAGAGCGACGCAAGCACAACGAGCAACGCATTGCGTGGCAGATGAGACGTGTAGCAGAACGCTATGCTCGCAAGGAGAAGGCTGCTAAGTCTGGCTATCAGACTAATGATGAAGCCTACTACGAGTCAGCTACTCTTGGTCAGTTGCTTCCCTTTGTTATTGCATCAGTCATAGATGGCACAGTATTAGAGCAAGCACAAGAGATGATTAGAGATGGGCAACCTAAAGGTTCATCATCTCCAGCAGAAGGTGGCAACCTACTTGCTAACCTAATAGACATCAAGAAAGGTTTTCTTAAACTAGAACAAGAAGACCAGGCTATCTTGCGTATGCGCCATCACGAGTCCTTCACCCTGCAACAAATAGCACAGGTACTAGAGTGTGCTATCTCTACCGCAGATCGTAGGTGTGCTCAGTCGTTGCGTAGGTTGCAGGATAATCTAGGCGGAGTGAGTCCCTGGTCTTGAACGAAGAGTTATTATTTACCTTCTTGCGTGAGAGTTTGTACCCAGATTTAGTAAAGTCTGAGGGCATCTTTGATGCCTATGACTGCATCTCTAGGCAAGCAGGTCACTACATAGAGTTAAAGTGCAGGGCAGTACACTACAATACCTTGCTGATTGAAGAGATGAAGTATCGCAAGCTCATCACACAAGCAGCAGAGCGTGATCTTATCCCGTACTACATTAACTCTACTCCTGCCGGTATCTTCTCCTTTGATCTATTAGATTTACCGGAACCAGTATGGTTTAATCACCAGATGCCAGCGACTACTGAGTTTGACAGGGTTGAAAAGGTTGAGAAGTTAGTAGGTTATCTACCAGTAGAGGAAGGTGTGCAGCTCTAATGCAGTACGACTATCGTTGCCCTGATTGCAACAGTGAATTAACTATTGAACGTTCTATCCACGAGGAACCACGTGAGCCATCCTGCTTTGATTGCCACATACCAATGGTGCGTAAGTGGGACTCTCCCGCTATCACCTTCAAGGGTAAAGGGTTTTACTCCAACGGAGGATAGTGTTACTATTTATTCCTCGGCAGCAACCGCTGTAGAGTGCTAGCAAGAAGCCCCCGCCAGTTACGGCGAGGGCTTTTTGTTTGGCTGAGCGAAAGGGTTAAAAACTCTCAGCCACATCTACTATGTTCTGTACTATCCACTCTACCACAGGTACAGCTACAGCATTACCCATCTGTTTGTACCTAGTTGAGTCTGATTGTCCAGCAGTCCAATCATCAGGGAAACCCTGCAATCTTTCACACTCTACTGGAGTTAAGCGGCGCACACCGCTTTGATCTGAAAGCATTGACACGTTGTTTCCTCCCGTACCCATACGTGATGTAAGGGTATTCATAGTCTTGTCTTGTACTCTAGCTCCGTCGTGGTAGTGAGGATGAAAGACAATGACTGTCGTTCGCACAGTCACCATTATCAAATGCGTTAAGCGTTGGCATTACTCCTCCTTCAATCCAAGTCTCGTAGTCATCCACATTCTGTGCTCGCCTACTCTTTGTGAACCACAAGGTTCTCACTTCCTCCACCTAGATCGCCACCATTGGCACGCAAAGTGCCGACTCCTTCTGTGTATCCACCAAAGGATGATGAAGTTACAACGACATTATCTTCTGGTCTTTTGTACGTCGTAGCTGTAAGTGTTGTTACTCCTGGTGAATACTTGGCGAAGCCTGTCTGACCAAAGCTTTCTTGAGTACTTCCGGTAGTTCCTTGCCCCGCTTGCTTGCTCGTCGAAGGATCCCTTCGCAAGCCTTCTGACTTAAAGAGTATTTCGGCAACGCTTGAGTTAGGAGTACGTCGCCCAACGACGAAGACTCTACGCCTGCGCTGGGGTACTCCGAAGTGTTGAGCATCAAGCACACGCCATCCGACAGAATACCCGAGGTCGGCCATCGTCCCGATGACGACTCCAAAATCTTTTCCTTCGTTACTGGATAACAAACCAGGGACGTTTTCGATGATGAAGTATTCTGTTTGCGTTTCTTCCACAAGTCTTGCAATCTCCCAGAATAACCCGCTTCGTTGGCCAGCAAGACCAGCTCTTTTGCCAGCAACGCTGAGGTCTTGGCAGGGAAATCCTCCTGTAATAATTCCTGTGCGTGGTGTAAATCCTGCATTGATTAGATCCTCTCCCTTTACTGTTGTTACATCTGTAAATTGTGTAGCGTCAGGAAAATGCTGCGCCAATACCTGGTTGCAGTTCTTATCTATCTCAACCGAGGCTACTACCTTTACTCCTTGTCGTTGCATAGCTAAGTCAAAGCCACCAACACCTGCGAACAAACTAACTCCGGTCAGCATCAGTACCAGCCTCGTCTATCGGAGTGGCTGAGAGCGCGACACGCACTCCCTCCATAGCGGTGATTAAGGTATCGTAAACCGTGAAGGACTTGAAGTTCAGGTTGTCCACTACGCTCTCTAAGGAGTTGAGCAATTCCAAAAGCCGAGCTTCTTGGTTTGCCCGAAGAGTCTCTTGGGCGAGCAAGGTGGTCGAAGCGGGATTCACGGGTCCATAAGGTGACAAGACATCTGATTTGCTCTTGATTGTAGCCGAGTGCTCGTGCGTAACTAACTGCAAGTGACTTGTTCTCACGCTTCTCCTCCATCGTAGCCTTCGTTCTCTCTATCATAATCGGTACGTCCGGCAACATCGGGGACGGCGTTCGCCCGTGTATGTGTAGTAATAGTAAGACGGGTATTGTCAATAACACCAACCCACTTCTTGCCTTCCAGCTCATCTACTTCCCTCTCTTCCACAAGCAAGCGCCTGTATTCGTCAGCGTATAAATGAGACAGGCGTACTAAAGCTCTATCCCTTGCCCTTCTGTAATTGCGGTGGTGAATTGCTTGCACACCACTTACTTCTCTATTCTCCATTAAGTTTGTCCTCCCACACTATAAGCACATAGACTACCACCATCACTATCGCTATCCCTAATACTAAGCTCATCTGCCTATCTCCCTTGCCCGTTGAATAATCTCTGTTATGTCTATCGTCTGCCCTACTAAATGAGCGTCCTCTTCATCACTATCCCACGCAGATACCAGCACTCTACTGTTGTTAGGTGCAAGAGTTAGCCACTGCATACACTGTTCAGCATCAGCCCCGCCCCACGTGTTATCGCCGTCCGGCTCTACCACTTCATAGAATAGAATCAGGTCAGACTTTGGTGGGTGTATGGTGTATACGTTACTCATTGGCTTCCTCCTTCAAGCTATCTACTAGGACTTTCATTTGGTTGTAGGTGATGACGCTCTCTAACCTACCTGCAAGGTACTCGATAGCGTTCTCTCCCCATACTTTCTCCGATAATCTCACAAGGTTATAGACCGTGTACTCTAACTCAACCTCTTTAATTGTCATCTGTCTCCTCCTCGAATCCAAATAGTTGTGAGAGCGCACTGTTGGCACGCTTGAGGTTCTTAATAGCTTCTGCTATCTCCTCCTCTTTGATGTTCTTCTCAGCTTGGTTTATACATAGGTCAAACTTAGCCTCTAAGTATTCTTTATTCACTTGCTTTCCTCCTCTAATAGTTCCTTATCGTTGCATTGTTGGCACCACTTACGCATATTCTTTTCAGGATAGAACCACGCATCACATTCAGGACAGCGCATCTCATCCCACGTATCCATTTTCATCCTCGCCCTCTCTCTCGCTCTCTCCCGCATCTAGCGGCAGACCACCAGGCACCGACCCGAACCGGTGCCTGATAGTTCGCCTCTACAGTCTGACGCACTCAGCCATTGACCCCCAGCACCAGCCCAAGAACTCAGCTTTGGGCGAGTCCATCCCAACCCACCAAAGGGAAGAGGACACCAGCACCAAGCCCCAAAGGGCGAGGGTTGCCAAGACTCCCAACACGAACCAACCTCGTGGGGTTATGTTCTTCAATTATGCCACCGCCTGCTCTTGGTAGTTCTCGTACATCTTGAACATCTCGGCCTTCTTGGTGCTGGTCTTGGCGCTGTAATAATCGAAACCTTGCTCCTGTGCGATTGTCCATAAACCCGCGTTCTTCCCCTCTTGTGGCAAATAGCCTAGTTCAAGAAGTTTTTTCTGTGCCTCATAAACAAATTGGTCGCCGTATCCGTACTGAAAAGGCAAAATGGCAACTTGTCCACCATCTACCCAAATGCGGGCGGAGAAATAAGAATTACCGTTTACCTTGTCGAACCATTCGCGCCCCTCAATGAATAAAGACCGCTCAATTTTTGCCTTGTCTGCTGTCATTCTCTTACCTTTCCCTAGTTTCTGACCTCATCAGCACCCGCCTCACGGGTGGACGCCTCACGGCGTTTCGGTCTATGGAGTACTCTACCCTACTTTCTGCTCGTTTTGTCTCATCCATACCTTGTATTGACCTAGTTGAAATTGCAAGCCTTTCGCCGTGGCGTTAGACTTTCGCCCGATAGTACGAGGGGAAAAGCTCGCCCAAGACATCACGTCGGTTAGGTGTAGCCCTTTCTCATCCTGCATAATCGCGTGGCGATTGTCTAGCATTAGGAAATCGCGGTCGAAATACTTCTCATCTATTCCTGCCTCTTGTGCTAATTCGCGTAGTGTTTTCATTACTTAACCGCCTTTCTATGGTTCTTGCGTGTGCACTTCCCGCAGACCTTGTGAGCCGTAAAGGTCATCAACAGGTCGGTGTCATCTCCGCATTGTTCGCACTTGTAACTCATTATGTTTCCCTTTCGTTAGTTGCTTACATAGAGAAGATTATGCGGGTCTCTACCGTATGTCAAGGAATAACAAGGGGAATCGCATCACGATTTGATAACGTTTTGCTGAGTGCTTGCTGAGAATGTAACAGGGTCGCGGGCTTTGATGTAGTTGAATCTTCAATCAGTTATAGCCTTGTAATCGGTGGACATATTAAGCGCCAGTGTCTAGGGTCTGCAACTGTAAAGGGTTACTTAATAGTTGTGAGTTATATGTGTATGGTCTGCCGGAGGTAGAGTCAGCCCCACAGTTTTTTCTAGCAACTTATCCACAGGTCTGACCAGTTATCCACAGGGTGCAGGCTGGCAAAAGCCTTGCCCAGCGCAGGACGGGCACCCCCCATTGGTGATTTTAGTAGGGGGATGTACTGTGTACCCGTATAAAAAATATTTGCTAAAGTGAAAGCTGATTTGGCCTCTGACCTGCGGTTATATATACTGTGATACAACTCACATTCTAAAAACGAGAAATCACTTAAATTTCCTGCCTTATATATAGTAAGGGGCTTTAATAGGAAAGACCCTGAGTTGCTACGGTATGGCCTCTAGCGAGGCCCCTAGGCCGAGTGCTAACTTACCCCTCAGTTCGCTGTAGCTCCTTCGGGCGTTAAGCCCGACCTGCCCAGTACTTTTAGTGGGGATAGGTCTATCTACTGGTAGATAAAACCTTCCTCGCCTAGTATAAAAATAAACCGATTCCGGCCGGTCCCCAATAAATTTTAGGAGATCACGTGGCTGACAATAGTGCTGATATCGCCAAGAGAATCATCCTTGGTTGTGTAGCAGAGGGTATGACCATCGAGCAGGCTTGTGCCTCCGCTGGTAAATCCATTAAGACCTACGAGTACTACCGACGTACCGATAAGGTCTTTACAGACAAGGTTGACCGAACACGCCTTGGTCTTAAGGACAAGTCCTTTGCAACTAGCGATGTCCACGACATTACCTTTGCCGAGTTCCGCCAGAAGTTCCTGCACTCCCAGACATTTCCACACCAGCAAAATCTGGTAGATATGATCGAAGGCCGCGAACCTGGCTGGATGCACCCTTCTATGAAGTATGAGCCAGGACTGGCTAGTAATAGAATCCTGATTAACATTCCGCCCAACCACGCCAAGTCCATTACGATCACGGTGGACTATGTGACCTGGCAGGTAGTACGTAACCCCAACTTTAGAGTTTTGATTGTTTCCCAAACCCAGCAGTTAGCTGCCGACTTTCTCTACGCCATCAAGCAACGCCTGACACATCCGATGTATGAATCACTCCAACAGGCTTACGCTGCTGGCGTAGGGTTTAATTCCAAGAGCGCCTCGTGGCAAGCCACCCGTGTGACCTTTGGCTCAGAACTTCGTGAGTCTAGTGAAAAAGATCCAAACATCGAAGCCATTGGTATCGGTGGTCAGATCTACGGTAAGCGTGCCGATATGATTATCGTAGATGACGCTGTTACCTTGAAGAACGCTAACGAGTTTGAAAAGCAGATCCGCTGGTTAACCCAGGACGTACGATCACGTTTGAACCCTACGGGTAAACTTGTAGTTATTGGTACCAGAGTTTCTGCTATGGACCTATACCGCGAGCTACGTAACGAAGACCGCTACCCAGGTGGGCTTGTCCCGTGGAAGTACTTGGCTATGCCAGCGTTATTAAAGACAGATGAGAACCCTGACAACTGGGAGACTCTCTGGCCTGCAAGTGATGCCCCCTTTGATGGTCAGATGGAATCTGACAAGAACGAAAACGGCCTCTACCCTAGATGGAATGGTCGCAACCTTTACAATGAACGCCAAGCTATGGATGCAAGTACTTGGGCTTTGGTCTATCAACAACAAGATATCTCAGATGATGCTATCTTTGATCCGGTATGTGTGCGAGGTTCTATAGATGGTATGCGTAAAGCAGGTCGCTTGGTTCCTGGTAACCCAGGCCATCCGCGTGATGTTAATGGCTTTTCTTTTATTTGTGGTCTTGATCCCGCTATGGTTGGTGATACAGCCGTCGTTTGTTACGCTGTTGATAGGGCTACACATAAACGCTATATCGTTGATGCTATTAAGATCACTAGGCCAACGCCTGCTGCAATACGCCAACTAATCTTTGACTGGACTTCCCTATACCAGCCCAGTGAGTGGATAGTAGAGAAAAATGCTTTTCAGTCATTCCTTACGCAAGATGAGGGCATCCGCCAAAACCTTGCCTCACGGGGTGTGCTACTGCGAGAACACCATACTGGAACCAACAAGTGGGACTCCGGTTTCGGTGTTGCTTCTATGTCAACACTGTTTGGCACAAAGCAATTCGACGGTAAGCACCACCGCGACAACCTTATTCACTTACCTAGTGACCAAACTGAAAACGTCAAAGCTCTTATCGAACAATTGATTACGTGGTCACCAACTACTAAAGGCAAGACCGATATGGTGATGGCACTGTGGTTCTGTGAGATTAGAGCACGCGAGATGCTCAACCAAGGTATGCACAAGACGCATCACTTAAAGAATCCTTTTCTATCTCGTTTCGAGGTAGGCAAGCGAACAGTTGTCAACATAGATGAACTGCTCGCAGAAAAAGATCGTACATTCATCTAAGGAGATAAAATGCCAGGAGCAATGAAGAAGGCAGTAGCTAAAGGGTCGGTTGCAAAAACTTTTGATGTTAAGAAGTTGGTTCCAAAGATGACCCCACAAGATAAAGCAATGCTTAAGATTCTAAAGAAAAAATACGGCGCAGACGTATACAAGAAGTAAGGACCTCAATTGTTATCAGTCAAAGAAGTTGACGCTAAGCTAGCACGCTTACGTACTCGCTCATCAGCGCGAGATCAACGTATGCGTGATGTGCTCTCGGTGCGTCAGGGAGATATCTCTAAGGTATACCCTGCAATGTTTTCAGAGGAATATCCAAAGCCTCTGGTTGCAAACTTCATTGACGTAGCAGCACGAGATCTAGCAGAAGCAATGGCACCACTGCCATCCTTTAACTGCTCAGCAACCAATATGGTTTCAGATGCAGCACGCAAGGCAGCAGATACTAGAACTCGTATTGCAAACTTTTATGTAACAAACTCTGACCTACAACTGCAGATGTACACAGCAGCAGACTGGTATAACACCTATGGTCTTGGTATCGGTATGGTTGAGATGGACTTTGAGGACAACAATCCTCGTATCCGTATGCTCAACCCATTCGGTACATATCCAGAGTTAGATCGTTATGGTCGTGTGCTATCTGTTACTCAAGTCATCGTTACCGATGCAGAGACATTAGCGGCACAGTACCCAGAGTATTACGATTTAATCCTAGGCAAAAACCAGTACGCTTTATCTTCTCCTTATATCTCAATGGTCAAGTACCACGACAAGGACCAAGATCTACTGTACTTACCAGAGCGTAAGAACTTAGTTCTATCACGCACACCTAACATCTTAGGTAAGGCAATGGCATCTGTCGTAATGCGTTCTTCCCTTGACGGTGAAGCTCGTGGACAGTTTGATGATGTTCTATCAGTTCAGCTTGCTCGTGCTCGTTTTGCAGTATTGCAGATCCAAGCAGCAGAAAAATCTATCCAAGCACCTATTGCTATCCCACAAGATGTGCAAGAGTTGGCTCTTGGTCCAGATTCAATTATGCGTTCTGCTAATCCACAAGGTATTCGTCGTGTTGCATTAGATCTTCCACCTGGCATCTTTGCAGAGTCTGGTGTGTTAGAGCGTGAACTTCGTTTAGGATCTCGTTATCCAGAAAGCCGTTCAGGCAACATTGACGCATCTGTTGTTACAGGCCGTGGTGTACAAGCACTACAAGCAGGCTTTGATACACAGATCAAGTCAGCACAAGCACAATTTGCTCGTATGTTCCAAGAACTTCTTTCAGTATGCTTTGAAGCAGATGAAAAAGTATTTGGTGGTATACCAAAGACCATCAAGGGTTCAGATGATGGAACACCTTACGTTCTAAAGTACACACCATCTCGTGACATCAAGGGTGAGTACGGCGTAGATGTACGCTACGGAATTATGTCTGGTATGGATCCAAACCGTGCCATCATTGCTTTACTACAAATGCGCTCAGACAAGCTCGTATCTCGTGACTATGTACGTCGTGAGATTCCAATGGACTTGAATGTTACGCAGGAGGAACAACGTGTTGATATCGAAGAAATGCGCGATTCTTTGCGCGTGGCTGTTGCTCAGTATGCTCAAGCCATTCCGGCCCTTGCAGCGCAAGGCCAAGACCCTAGTGAGATTATCACCCGCATTGCGTCTGTTATCCAAGGTCGGCAAAAGGGCCAATCGCTAGAGAGCACAATCGAAAAAGCATTTACACCAGAACCACCACCTCCAGCCCCAGAGATGCCACCAATGGCACCAGGTATGGAACAACAACTTCCAGCAGCAGGAGCGGCCCCCGCCCCAGCCTCAGCGCAACCTCCACAAGAACAAGGTGGTATGGCCCCTGCTGCTGGTCAACGTCCAGATATAGCCCAACTACTAGCTGGTATCACCGGCGCAGCATAATCAGAGGAGGTGTAAAATGAATAAAGGATCACGTGCAGCAGCTCCAATGGCTAAGCCAAAGGAAGGCAAGATGGATCACTCAAAGCCAGCAGGCGGCAAAGTAATGCCATCAATGATGCCAGCAGGTCGCAAGGGAAACGCAGTAAAAAAGGGATAATAACTTTTTAATGGGAGGTGTACTGGGCGATGAAAGATGATAATTACATTCCTCGTCCAGTACGCTTACTCGATCTTGTTGTAGTAGGCGTAGGTTTTATACACAACATAGCATCATCTATTGAAACCTTAACAGGTGAACTAATGGAGTTAGCAATTTATCAATCAAATCATCTTACTCAAACCAACAGGGCTTGGGAAGATATGGCAGCAGACTTAGAAAAATTAGAGGAGGACCAACAGTGAGTATGATGAATCCACTGGCAGGACCAGCAGGTCCAGGTAAGTTCTCCACACGTACAGATAAATTAGAAATGGGTTCCACAGCATACGGCGAAGGCGTTGAGACACAGGCAATTCAGTCTGGTGCTCCGCTAGCTAAGACCGGCGATGTACGTCCTGCTCGTGCAGGAGATGTACGTGAGGCAGCTACACAGGAACCAGTAACAGAATTATTTGCACCATCACAACGTCCAGGCGAACCTATTACAGCAGGCATTGCAATGGGTGAGGGTGTAGGACCAGAAGCGCTTTCTATGAAGCCACAAATGACAGAAAAGTATTCTGATACATTGGCTAAGTTATTGCCATATGATGAATCAGGTGAGATTGCGATTCTGTATCAGAATATGCTTGCGCGGGGTATGTAGTGGCGGAGAATAATCTTAAGATTGCTGCAGCTCAAGCAGGTCTAAACGCAGCAGGCAAAGATAGAATTGATGCACTGTCAAAGTCTTTGAATACTCATAAGAGTTTACTAGATATGCCAGCATCTGAGGCACGTACAAAGTTTCAAACTTTGCCTGCAGATCAACAAGAAGCATTAAAGCAAACCTTTGGCACAGAACCAGAAACCAAGAAGCGTGGTTGGCTAGGCAGTGCTTGGCACTACACAGGTGGTGCTGTAATCGGCGCACTTACTGAGGTATCAGATTTCACATCTCGTGTTTATCGTGCAGGTGCTATTGCCAATGAGCAAATTCCATTGGGTAGTGCTGATTACTATCTACCTAAGAACTGGTCCGTTCTTTCTGAGGCTTGGAAAAAGTCTAACGATAACGGCGAAATTGTTTTCAATGAGCCACGTATCAACAGTGCTATTAAGAAGTATGGCAACAACTATGTTGGTGTAGCCCAAAAGGTTTCTCAAGGTATTTCACTTTCAGATCTTATCGCAAATGGAACTGAAGAAGAAAAGCAGATTGCAAGACTTGCTGCCAAGAATGAAGATCCGCTATGGCAGGATGCATATGATGCAGTTGTTGCATCTAAGTACTCACCTGGTCGCCAATTAGCTAATGCACTTCTACCTGAATCACTAGAAGGTACAGGTTTTCTATATAAGGGTATTTCAGGAACTGCAGATGCTGCGTTCCGTATCTTTGCAGATCCAACTATTGTTCTTGGTAAAGCTAAGAAGGCCTACGATGCTTTTAACTATTCACTTATTAAAGTAGTTGGAGATCCAAAGAAATTAGATGCAGCCTTTACTAACCCAAAGGTAGTCAACTTCTTTAACTCTTACGGATCAGAACTAGACAAACTTGCCAAGGCACGCAAAGCAAAGAATCCTATTGCTGGAGAACAAGCATCAACTACTTTACGTCGTATTGCTCCTGAGTTTGGCCCTGCTGCTATTGACGAGTTCGTCAAGGCTGGTGTCACAAATGCAGATACTGCTAAGGCTTATTTTCAAAATGGTATAGATGTACAGGGAATCCTTAAAGGACAAGCAGCACGTGAGACACCATTAGTGCCGCGTTTGACTGCAGGACGTAAAGTTCGTATCGCTGCACTTACCACAGGCAACAAGGTTCTTAACATTGATAACGTAGGGCAGAAGTTGGTACAAGCTATGTACGGAACTGCCCCACAATTTGAAGATATCCTCACTGGTATCACTACACGTGCAGAAGATATTGCAGCACTTGAAAGCAAAGTTGGCCGAATCAAGGGTCCAGATGGAGCAGTTCGCTTTACTGAAAATCAGATTCAAGGACGTATTGACCGCTTTGCTCGCAAGTTTACAAAAGTAGCTAATCCAACATCTAAAGTTTTTGATGTGATGGGTCCTAATGCTACAGATGAAATTTATCGTACTGCACGTTTAACTAACTCTCGTTACCACAGTAGAATTATTGCAGAAACATTTGCAGCAGGTGATGAAGGTCAGCGTATGCAAATTACTAAAGGTCTTTGGAACACAATCTTTACTACACGTGGTGTACGTAAAGGTCAACCAGGAAAAACTTTTATGGAAGAGTTTGCAGGTAGGGGTTTAGAAAAACGTTATGCTGCAGATGTTGTTGTAGATGGTAACCGTCTTGGAAATCCAGCAGATTTTAACGGCGAGCAACTTGCTCTATTCCCATACCAATTATCATCATCTATGGTTATTCCATCTGTTGCAGAGTTGGACAGATTTGCTGCTCGCCAGGGATTGATTTCTAAGATTATTGGTGTTTCACATAATAAGACTGCCGATCTAGTAACATCTACTTGGTCATTCTTGACTCTTGCTGGTCCTCGTTTTGCTATGCGTAACTCTATTGAAGATGATATGTTTTATTTGGCACGTGGACGCAATCCTTGGGACTTAGTAAAAGGTAGGTTATTTTCTACACGTGTGCGTGTTAGCAAAGGCATAGGCGGAGAAGATTCTGCATTGCAAAAGTTAAAAGATACAGTTTTCCTAAATGTTCAAGCCGGAGAACTTGGTGCTGTTAACAAGTTCCTTCTTGCTGATGAACTAGAAGAGTTTGCTGTAAAAATGAAAGCTGCAGCAAACGAAGATGATGTTCGCGGAATTATGGCAGAAGCACTCCTTCGTCGTAAACTAGGCTACAAGTTAGATCCAGAATCTGCAGAAATCATTGCAGATGTAGCTAAAAATGGAAATCTAACTGACCTACTTTCAGAGGTTGCAGAAGGTGCCAAAAATGGCGCACGTGGTGGTGGACGTTATCAAAACATTGCAGATGATATATCTCGCTTTGGAAAGATGGAAGCAGTTAACGTTGACGGTAAAGCGTACAAGCGCTCAATGGGTGATATTTCATTTACAAACTTTAATCCTGTTGCTAATGAACAAGCAAAGGTCAGTTGGCTATTCCAACTTGGCGTAATGGCTAATGACGATCTGGGCCGCATTGCTGTTAAGAACCTCAAGGATGAGGACAAGGCAATCAATGAAATGTTTAAGTATCTCAAGTCACTGCCACAGCGCGATAGAGATAGATTTCAGTTGTATTTCAAGGGTTCAGATGAATATACACACGCACAGCGTGCATTCCTTGCTGTAAATACTTTGTTTTCTAGGGCAGATGGAAAGCTTAACGAAGAACTTTGGAACAAGGTAGTAAAGACAGATGCTGATGGTTACGTACGCGTAACCGCCAAGGATCTACGTCTTGCTGATTTGCCAACAGATCCTAAGATGGCGCCAACATTTATTTCAGGCCCAACACTTGTACCAGTATCTGAGTCAGACAACTTTGCTGCATCTATCTTCGACAGAGGCTGGGATGCAATGGGCGAAGCAAACGCACGTTGGACTCGTGAGCCTATTGTTATCAATGAATTGATACGTTTTCGTAAGCAACTAGATGAATCAGGTTATAGCCAAAAGGTTATTGACCAACTTACTGCTGGTAAAACTGACGAGGCATACGCAAAGGCTTTCAAAGCTGCAAAGAATCAGATCAACACATTAGCTGAAGATTTGGCCAAAGATAGCGCTCTTGCTTATGTTGATAATCCTGCAGTTCGTAGCCAACTTGCTATGTCTGCTCGTAACTTTGCACGTTTTTATCGTGCCACTGAAGACTTCTATCGCCGTCTTTATCGTACAGTTCGCTATAACCCAGAGGCAATCACTCGTGCATCACTAACATACGATGGAATCGCACACTCTGGCTTTGTACAGACAGACGATACTGGTGAAGATTACTTCTTCTACCCAGGAACTACAGCAATGTACCAAGCAACGGGTAAAGTAATGCAGTTCTTTGGACAAGAAGAAGGCATAAAGGCTCCAATGCCTATTGAATTCAGTGCTAAGTTGAAGATGATTACACCATCTACCAACCCAGACTCACTGTTCCCTACATTTGCTGGTCCAATATCTGCGGTATCACTTAAGGCAATCTTCAATGTAGTACCAGCGCTAGATAAACTTGAAAGAGTTTTACTAGGTGCGTACTCAGAAGACCAGCCAATGATTAACGCAGTCTTTCCTGCACACTTAACTCGCTTTTTATCTGTAATGGACCGCGATGAGCGTGTAGGTCAGTATGCATCAGCATCACGTAAGGCTGCTGCATACCTAGAGGCTAATGGTCACGGCTTAACACCTAAGATTGATCCAGTAACTGGTCAAGAAATTCCACTTACCGTAGGTGAGTTGGAAGATTACAAGGATAAATTGGCTGCATCTACAATTACAGCATTAACACTACGCTTTATTCTTGGCTTCTTTGTACCAGCATCACCACAAACAACCCTTAAGAGCGAGATTGCTGTATGGGCACGTGAGAATGGTGAGACTAACTTCAAGCAAACCTTTAATGCTTTGGTCACAAAGACTGGTAGTTATGACAAGGCTATGAATGAATGGATCCGTCTGTTCCCTAAAGAGATTCCATATACAGTATCTGAGTCTGACAGCACAGTGGTAGCGATCCTTAGTGCAAATGAGAAGGCTAACAAATGGGTTACTGATAACAAGGCGCTCATCAAGAAGTATCCAGAAGGTGCCGGATTCTTTATTCCAAAAGAAGGCGAATTTGACTTTGATGCCTATAAGTTACTATCAACTATGGGACTTAAAGAATCTAAGTTAGTAAGAGATTACTTACGTGAAGTAAGCACAGCGCGTGATGAGTCTTTCTATTATTCACAAAAGGACCTCTACGAAGAGGAACTAGCAACTATCTCTAGTGACTTTGCTAAGCGTAATCTTAAGACACAATGGGAAACCTGGTCTAATCAATACAAGAAGGCGCGTCCTAACCTACAGGAAGAAATGGGTAAGGGTGCAGAGAATGCAATCAAGCGCACACAGGCATTGTCTGATTTAACAACTATGTTGTCAGACCCAACAGTTAAGGTAGACCCAGCAGTTCGTCAACCTATTGAGGGTATGTTGACTACATATAACGATTACATCAACGCACGTGATTCAGTATTTGGTAGTTCACAGTCTGCTGAGAATTACAAGGATATGCTTAAGCAGCGTACAAAAGTAGAGTTGCTTCGTTTGTCAAAGTTAAACCGTAACGCAGAAGATGCTTACTTTGCTTTGTTCTCGAAACTAATTAGAGACTAATAGGAGATATAGTGGTAGCCAAATCAGCAGACGAAGCACGTCGTTCAGCTTTAGAAACTTGGAAAACAACGGGGCTACCTGCTAGTGGTTCAACCATATCTAACCAAGGAGCATCCAACGGTAACCTAGGTTTCAAGGGTGGGCAAACAGGGCAATCTACAGCAACAGATCCTTATGCAGTTGACGTACTTAATATGACACCAAAGGATCGCCTTGCATTATCTAAGTTGCTTAAGGATGCACGCTATCTTAGAACTGCATCTAGCAAGTACAGCAAGAATTTAGCAGATGCTTATATCCTTGCATCTCAAGACTTTGCTACAGAGGCTGCTCGCACAGGTCGACCAGCCCTTACTATCCGTGAATTTCTAATTGAGAACCAGCAACCTGCAACTGGTACAGGTGCTGGCCCTAGCCTGCCTAGTCGTAGTATCTACCAGTACACAGAGGCAGACAAGATTGAGATGCTTAACGAGGTATCTCAGACTCTTCGTGGTCAAGATATTACAAACGAAGATAAGTCTGCAAAGTGGTACAAGGACCTTAAGAAGTCTCTTGATAATATGATTTCTACCGGAACTGTATCTACAACTAAGAAGGTTAAGAATCCTAAGACCGGACAGTTAGAAGTACAAACAGTAAGTACACCTGGTTTCTCAAAAGAACAGATTGCTGTTACTGCAGAGAAGGCTATTCGTAAGGCAACACCTGAAGATGTAGCACGTAAAGAGCGTGTTGATTTTACAGGCTGGTTGTTTGAGACGCTGGGAGGTAGATAATGGTTCGGTCAATAGTTAACTCACTTGTTGATGGAGGCGGCAACGCTGACTCATCAACACCTCCGGTAACAGATCTTACTAATGCAAGCATTGCTTCAGGTCTTAAAGCAGCGACTAATCTAGGTATTGGTGAAGCATTACTTAATGATCCTATCTACGGTGATGAACTTAAAAAAGTATTTGAACTTTACAAGACAAACAAGGTAGCGGCATCCGACTTATTGTTTAAGACAAAGTGGGCTAAGTTAGACACAGATGTCCGTGACCGATATCTAATGAAGTTAGAAAACTCTGACCTCTACAAAGAGCGTCTCAGAAGTTGGCTATTAGGTATCAAGCCAAAACTTAAGCAAGATGGGTTAACGCTTACAGATGCACAGCTAGAGGACTACTACAAAAGAGGCATTGACGATTTAACAATCTTCGATGAGGCTCGTTCTGGTAGTAAGTTTGAACCAGGCAAAACTGGTGGAACACAGGCAACTGATTACAATACTTTGCTTGCAGTTGCTACACGTAATGGCATTTCATCTAATTTACTTCCCAAAGTTCTTGGCTTTGATACTATCGATCAAGTGCTTAAAGAACTACAGACTGGTGCCTCTATTGATGACTTCAACCAGAAGATTCGTAACTATGCAAAGACTGCTATGCCAGACTGGGCAAAGAAGTTAATCGACCAAGGTAGCGATCTAACTGATATCGTCGGTCCATATCGAGCAACAATATCTGATGAGTTAGAACTTCCTTATACATCTATTGATGTAACAGATAGAAATATTCAAAACGCTCTTGCTGGCAACATAAGCCTTTCAGAGTTGCGTAAGCAACTGCGTAAAGATGATCGTTGGCAGTATACTGATAAAGCTCGTAGCGAAGTAGCAGGTGTCACTAGACAAGTCCTTCAAGACTTTGGATTTATGGGGTAATTAAATGGCAAAAACAGCAGCGCAAAAAGCCGCAGAGGAAACATTAAAGAAGGCACAAGAAGCAGCAACATCAAGAGCGGGTAAGACAACAGAGGAGCGTTTAGCAGAGGCTAAGGCTGCTCGTGAAGAAAAACTTGCTGCCCAAACAGCGGCTAGACCAACTGGAAAAGAAATAATAACTGCAAGAGCAG